GGGGTACGGACACATGACTGCCGGTGGGTGGGATGCCGTTGACGGATGGCAGTGGGCATGCCCCACGCGTTCGGGCAAGGGTAAGGAAAAGTTCGGCGTCGTTGTAACGGAGGAGCAACTCAAGCAGATCGCTGCGAGCAAGAAGAAGATCACAGGCGGTGCGCCTCATAAGCACGTCGTCATCGTGGAATGGAAGTAAGGAGTCCCAATGTATAGCGACATCAAGGCGGGTATCCGCTGGATCATTGACAACACAGGCGTAGACGAGGCCCTAATCGAGTTTGGACGAACGTTTATCACGGTCTCCATCTCCGTCGCCCTCGGTCTTGGCATCCCACTCCTAGACATCACGGGCGGAGACTTCCGCACGGTGCTGTCCGCAGGGCTGGCATCAGGCCTTCAGGTTCTTATCAAGTTCCTTGACCCAAAGAACAGCGCGTTCGGTATCAAGGAGAAGTCCCCTGAAGACAAGGCCGCAGCCGAGAAGCAGTTCGACATTTAAGTGAACGTATCCGACCTTGCCCCAGTTCTAACTGGGTGCCACGTATGCAGAAGTCCAATTGTTGAGTTGATCAACAAGAGGATGAAGGAAGGCATGGCCGACCTGAAGATCTCGCTGTGGCTCAAGGATGAAGGGTACTACATCAGCCGAAACACGCTCGGAAAGCACAAACGTGAACATCTGACGACCCCTCACGAGACGGCTCGCATTGCCGCCGTGAAGAAGATGGAGCAGGCGCAGCGGACCATCAAGGCTCCGCACCGCGACCTTGCCACCCTCGTGAGGGATTACGTCTTCTCCGAGGTGGAGTCTGGCAACATGACTCCATCGCTCTCTGAGGGCCTTCGGGCACAGGAGATGCTGGATAAACGAAACGATAAGACCGCAGACCGCGACCTTGTCGTCTCGCTTGCTCAGATCTTGGGCGGCGCTTCAACGACCTATGAGATCATTGAGGCGAAGCCAGTACACGAGGTTGCAGAGGCATCATGAAAAACGAATGGGTCTATGTCGGAGGGACGTTCGATCTCTTCCACTACGGGCACATGAAGTTCCTTCAGCAGTGCCGAGAGTATGGACCGGTGATCGTTTCCCTAAACACTGATGACTTTGCTTCACGATACAAACGGGAACCCATCCTTTCGCTCGGCGAGCGGATGGAAGCCCTGTCGGGATGCAAGTACGTGGACGATGTCTGCGTAAACATCGGCGACGAGAACAGCGGGATTACTATCGACCGCATTACAGACCGAGAGATCGCCTACATCGCTCATGGGGATGACTGGGCAGGGGAAGCCCTTCTAAACCAACTTGGAATCACCGACCAGTGGCTACAGGATCGGGCGATCCAGATGCTTTACGTTCCTTACACAGGCGGCATTTCAACCAGCGATATCATTGGGAGGGTCATTGGCAACGTTCACAGCGATTGTGACTGCTCATGCGGATGCAGCGGGAATGGAACGCACGCTAACCGCGCTCTTCGCGCAGAGTAGAAAGCCGGACGAAGTCATCGTCCTGGCAAGCGACATCGACCTCGAAGAGGTACGCAAGAAGCATACCGGGGTGATCTTCTACGCTGAGCCAAACCTCAACGATTGGGGCCATGACAAGCGGGCCAAGGGGCTGGACCTAGCCACCAAAGACTACATTGGCTGGTTCAACCACGACGACTCCTACGACCCCCACTATATCGCCGAGATGATGTGGCTTGCAGAGTTGGGCAGTGATGTGGTATACTGCGGTTGGTCTAAAAACCAGACCCCCAAGTTCTCCCATAGCAGTTCCACCTCTGGCAACTATATCGTCAAAGTCGAGGTTGCCCGGAAGGCTGGGTATACTGACCGCCATTACGAAGCAGACGGCACCTTCATCAACAGGATTGCCGCCGTCACCCAATCTATTGAATTCCTCAAGGGGACCATGTATTACCACAACGAGGTGAAGTGATGCCGAAGACCGCAGCGTGGCAGCGCAAAGAGGGACAGAACCCAAAGGGTGGTCTCAATGCCAAGGGCCGCGCATCTTACAAGTCACAGACTGGTGGGACGCTTAAGGCTCCTGTCAAGAGTGGGGATAACCCACGACGCGCATCATTCCTCGCTCGCATGGGAGGTATGCCCGGACCAGAGCGGGACGAGAAGGGTCGACCAACCCGACTGCTGCTAAGTCTCCAAGCGTGGGGAGCAAGCAGCAAGGCTGACGCCAAGAGGAAGGCCGCAGCGATTAGCAGCCGGAATAAGGGGAAGCCCTCTGCAAAATGAAATTGCACGAGATCTGGCTCTCGGCCGCGATAACATCGAGTTCTTTGCTGAACGCTGGCTTGGTATCAAGGGAAATCCCGGCCAAGTCAACTGGTGGAACGCCTGTGCAGAGCGCGATGAAACAGGATATCGGCCGAAGTACCTCACGACCGTCGTATCAGCCGGGAATCGTGCAGGGAAAACGTTGGCGATGGCGGTCGTCTGCATTCACCACGCCTTGTACAAAATGGGAGTTCAGCAGCCGAAACCTGACGATCCCTCGGATGCGCGCAGGTGGTCGAACACCCCGTACGAATGGTACCACGTAGGAATTCAGCAGGAGACCGCTGAACTCGTTCACCGCGAGATCTCATCAATCCTCTCAGGGAACCACCCGGCCCAGAAGGGCAGGGGATGTCCAATCACAAAGAGCCTCGGGGATATCGCATCGGTAGACAAGAAGTATCGTGGCGAGTATCTCTGGATTAAGTTCCACCCAATTGTGGGCGGAGCCAATATCCACTTTAGGACGACACAGGAGAAGGCGAAGTCGCTTCTCGGGAAGGACATGAATGGGATCTCGTTCGACGAGGCGGCATTCGAACCACACTTGGTGGAGATCTACCAAGAGGTCCTCAACCTCCGAAGGCTCTCGACGGGCGGACCGCTCCACTTCATCGGAACCCCAACAGAAGGAATCGGAGATTACTCCGACCTCTGGGAAATGGGGAACCCAGAGAATCCCAACCGTGACTCTCAATTCATTTCTTTCAGACTTTCAACCCGCGACAATGTTGGATACGGACTTGACCCAGTCAACTTCGACGCCATCATCCGCCAGCAAGCGGAATATCTCATCCCGCAAAACGTCGACGGGTACTTCATCGAAGCAAGGGACGCCTACTTCGCATCCCAGTCAGTCGAAGGAGCCTTTGATCCTGACGCTAGTGGGGATGTCCCGCCACAGAGGGGACACCGATACGTTCAAGGATGTGACCCCGGTATTTCTTCTGACGCTACGTGGACAATCGTACTCGATTACACAGATCGCAACAGAATCGTGGGAGTACGAGCACGAAGACGATCTGGAAAGCAAACTATTCCAGCCGTGGTGAACATGGTGCGGGAGAACTCTCTCCTGTATCAGCAGGATGGAGCCTTCTGCACCACCATTGTAGACGAAACGGGGCTCGGAGGACGCCTGTTCCGTCAAGAGTTTAACGTGATCAAGCCACTCCGTGGCTATGACTTTGGTGGGACCAAGTCCAAGAAGTTGGCTTTGCTCTCGACGTTAAAGTCCATGATGGATCACGGAACACTGGTCATCCCTCGTGGGCAACCGTGGGACGACCTTCGGAGGCAGTTGCTCTCATACAAGTTAATGGACAAGAAACTTGAAACAGACGCGGTGATGGCACTAGCCCTCGCCGTATGGTACGCGGCAAGGAACCCGGAGAAGCCAGTGCAAGATCCGGTGTTCACCTATTATGGAGCGAGTGATTGATGGCTAAGGTACGAGGCGTTCCCCGCGCATTTCAGGGGACACGAGCAATTCCGGGGCAGTACACCACTGACCCAGATGTAGCGACCCCAGAACAGATTGCCTCTATCGGCAAGGCTGTTGATAAGGCCAAGCGAATTGGCCGTGGAGAGCGGGTTTATGAGCCGCTCGGCGGTGGTGCGCCACTTAAGACTTCTACGTCCCCGGCTGGGGTTTCCGGCGCTTCCTCCCGTCGAGCCCCAGCCGGGGCGGCCAGCGGCATTGCTGCTACTGGCCCCGCTATTGCTACTAGCCCGACCCGTGTTAACGCCTCCGCTGGCGGACAGGGTAAGCCGCTTGCCAAGCGATTCCAGAAACTCGATGTCAAGAAGTTGACTGAGGCTCAGGCCGTATCGGTCAAGTTGCTTGAGACGTCGCTGTCGATGCAGAACATCCCAGCCGAACAGGACGAGAACTACCTGCTCTACGGCGAAGTGCTGATGCGAAAGCAGACGGCAGAGCCAGAACAGAACCGACTCCGAGCACTGTTCCGACGCTTCGACAATCTCTATCACCCAAATGTCATCACCATCGGTGGTCCTGACCACTGGGCCGATGACGCCACGGCACGCACGGCGGGACGAGCACACGTCTCGGTCAACGTGCACGCCGCCTACGTCAACATCCCGGCATCGCTCCAAGCCGTTATGCCGGTTATCAACTACGTCCCTGCCGGTGAGGCCCCAGAGGACCGTGATGCTGCGGCTGATGCCGAGCGACTCTTCTTCCGATGGGCAGAAGAGAATGAGTTTGATCTCATGCTCGAAGATGCCTGCTTCATCAAGTCCCTCTACGGTTACACCGCAGGCAAGATCTACTGGGATGCCGAGGCAAAACTTCCTCGCATCCGCATCGTCCAGACCCCAGAGAACCTGTATCTCGGCTTCGGCATGTCCGACTTCAGCCGACTGGACTGGGCTCTCTACACCTACGGCATGAGCCCGCAGGCGGTCGAAGAGGACTACGGCATCAAGGTCGTCGCCACCCAGCAGGGCGGCAAGTGGTACAATTACACGGCCTCGACACACGATGACCCGATTGCCAACGTCTACCAGAATCAGTTCGAGCGCAACCCGCTCCGACGCGAGACCCCATACGAGATGCAGCAGGTCGAAGTGTTCGACTACTGGTACAAGGTTCCGGGAGCCCCGGGCAAGGCCCCGACGGTCTACAATGCAATCCTCGTCGGCAACACGGTTGTCAAGAACACCTCGCACCCTGAGTTCAATGGCGAGATCCCGTACGTCCTCCTTGCGAACGCTAAGGTTCCTGGCAGCCCATACGGCAAGCCAGAACTCTACGACGTGGAGCAGTTGCTCCGCGAGAAGGACGAGCGTATCACCAACCAAGCGCAGATGATCCACTCGGTCATCGGCGGACAGATGTTCCAGTTGGTTGGACCAGAGGCACCTGACGAGGTACCACCAAACGCGATCCCAAAGCCCGGCAAGATGGCAACACCTGGCCCTGGCAACGAGATCCGTCCGATCTCCCCGTTCATTCCACAGTTCCAGATCGAAGACTACAACCGCCGTATCGACCGTGAGATCGCGGTGGTAACG